AATCACTTGTTTGACTTACTGATATACATTGTAAACCTTTACATTTAACATCTCCATTTACTTCTAATTTATATTCAGTTAAATTATTAGGTGTAATACCTATTCCAACTTTTTCATATGCTATTGTTATCGCTGTCGTTGTAGGTTTATAAGGGGTTCCATTATTCCATATCTCGCTTGCCGTCCAACTAGAAGATGTTAATGGATAATTTGAATTATTAATATATGCTGGTCTATTAATATATAATTTACCCGCTGAATTATCTAATTTAGATTTCCAATATGCTGTATAATAAACATTTAATGTAGTATTAGGTTCATCTTCATAAGAACCTGACACATTTATTATTGAATGTGAATACATGCTATTATCTGCTCCCAAATTATGAGAAATCCAACAGGGAGAACATTCTAATCCTCCGCTATTTGTTCCATTAGCATCATTTAACACAACCCATTCGCCTTCATCACCTATTTTTCTGTATAATTGTAATCCCCACCATCTTGAATCTTCTGTATAATCCATGCCTATATGACATGTAACAGATACTAAAATTTTTGATTGTTGATGTGATGGTTGAATTTTTACAAAAAACCCCTCGTTTTCAATATCTATAGGAACCCATTCTGTAGAGTTCGATTGTTTTTCTACAGTTTTAGAATAAGTTTTATGTATTGTTTGTATTGTCATTCCTTGCGAAAAATCTAGAACAAACGGGGAACCGTTTAAGTTAAATGATTTGGCATTTATTATACCGTCAATATCTAATTTATGATTAGGTATTGTACCAATACCTATATTTCCTGTATTTCCGTCTATTATAAATCTATCTTTAATAATACTATTGCTTCCAGAAGATATTATATAATTATTGTTACTATTAGACATTCTCCACCCACATTTATTAAAATTATATTCAAATGAATTACTTGAACCATTAATTAAATCTATAGATGTTGATAATCGTGTTCTAATACTACCGTTGCTTTCTATTCCGTCATCTTGAATTTTAATTTTAGCATTAACGCCTTTTAAAGATAGTAACGAACTAGGATTTATAGTACCAATACCTATGAAATTATTATAATATATATTATTATTATCATTTGTAGTCCATTGACTAGTCTTAAAAATTTCATTATTTACCTTGTATGTTCCAGTAACATTAATATCTCCTGTTACATCTAATGAATTTTGTGGTTCTGGATTGCCAATACCTACATAATTTATATTATCTTGATTATATATTGTAATTGCGCTTACGTTTTCATCTATATTATAAGGGGTTCCTAATTGCCATATTTCTGTTGCTGTCCACGAAGATGATAATATAGAAGAATTACTTGAATTATATCTTGCCGGTCTATTTAAATAAATGTTCGCCCCCCCTCCACTATAAATGTTTCCTAAATTTGTCTTCCATTTAACTGTATAAAAAATAGTTTGATTAGTGTTAGGATTGTCAAAAAATATACCATTTACATTAGCGACAAAATTTTCATAACTTGTTAAATTTGCTCCAAGTGTATGAGATAACCAACAAGGTGTTGCATTTTGTTCGTTATTATTTGGGCGTGATGCAATTACTTCTTGCCAATTTGAAACAATATTTTTATTATTATCAATAACTTTTCTATATAATCTTAAACCCCACCATATTGATTCTGGAGAACTATCTATGCCAATATGGATTGACAAATTTATTAAAATTTTAGATGATACATGCGATGGTTTAATTTTTATTAAAAAACCTGTATTAATATTATCATCAATAAATCTCCATCCATCATCATTATCAATTGTTGATTCTAGATATGTTTTAGTATTTGTGTATGTTTTAGATAATGTCTGTATAGGCATATTTTGTGAAATAATACCATTATTCTCACCAGTAGTACCGCCTGTTCCTTGAAATAATAATACACCTTGTCTATATATATCTCCTTCAACATTAATACTACCATTTATATTTATTTTATAAATATCTCCGTTAATATCAACTGTTGTCTGTGGATATGTACCAATACCTACATTTCCTGATTCACCATCAATAATTAATCTATTATTAATAATATTATTACTTCCTGAACATATTATATAATTGTTATTACTATTTAACATTTTCCATCCATAATTATTATTGTTTTTAATTGAGTTGTTAATTCCATTTATAAATTCTATTGAAGAAATAGGATTATCAATATCTGGATTTTGTATTTTAAGATTCGCTAATTTACCATAAATATTTAGAAGAGAATCAGAAATATTGGTAGTTCCAATACCTACATTTAAATTAACAAATAAATTAGAATTAGTTCTAATATCTCCATTAACATCTAATAAATATTGCGGTTGTTTATTACCTATACCTACATTGCCATTTTTTTTTATAATCATCTTTTCAATGTTGCTTGTGTAAAATCGAAGTTCATCATTATTAATTCCCGGAGAACTCTCCGCGCTTATATAAGTATCATTATTTACATCTTTAACTCCCCCAAGTGTTCCCCAATTATTGCCTGCTCCAAATCCTTCAAACTGTTCTGTATCTATATTATAGCGAATAGTACCCACAATATTATTACCTTTAGGTCTTTCACTTTCACTACCTTTTGGTATTTTAATACCATCTGTAGAATTAATTTCTAAAAATACTTCGGGATTTTGCGTTCCTATTCCTAATTTTCCTTGATATGTCAATGTTAATACTTCTTTATTAATATTAGATGCTGAAATAATATTACTTCCAGATATATTCTGCTTAATATTTAATAATACTCCTTCTGGTTTCGTAACGCCTAATCCCATACTTCCATCATATGCGAGAGTTAGGATTTCACTATTAAGATTGGATGCTGAAATAACATTGCTATTTATAATATTCTGCTTAATATTTAATAATACTCCTTGTGGTTTCGTAACGCCTAATCCCATACTTCCATCATATGCGAGAGTTAGGATTTCGCTATTAAGATTGGATGCTGAAATAACATTGCTATTTATGATATTTTGCTTAATGTTTAATAATACACCTTGTGGTTTCGTAACACCTAATCCCATACTTCCATCATATGCGAGTGTTAGGATTTCGCGATTAAGATTAGATGCTGAAATAACATTGCTATTTATGATATTCTGCTTAACGTTTAATAATACTCCTTGAGGTTTCGTAACACCTAATCCCATACTTCCATCATATGCGAGTGTTAGGATTTCGCGGTTAAGATTTGATGCCTCAATTATATTAGCATTTCCTTTTTGTAATACTGTCAATGATGTATTATTTCCGTATCCTTTAATATATATATTTGAATTTACATATAAATCAGTATATAAATCCAAATTATACTTATTATCCAATTGTTCAGATTTATGTAAAATCAAAATATCATTAATTATATTAGATGCTAACATATCTTTTACATAAAAAAACTTGTAATCTATAAAATTGCTACCAGAGTAAGAGTTAATCTCTAAACCATTAGAACCTAAAGAATTAAAATGAATATTACTTGAGTTAATTTCGTATTCTTTATAATAATTTGTGTTAAGTTGTTCTATCAAATTATTACCATTTGCGTCATATATTCTCCCGCTAAATCGTAAATCACCGTCCATATCTAATCCTCCATCGAGGAACATAGTTCCACTTTTATCAATTTTGAGAGGCACTATTTGATTATTTTTAGAGTTAGAATATTTAATTTCAAATATACCATCATAACTGTATATTTCATGACCTTCAAAAAGACTATTGTTTTTCTCTACCTCATTAATTAGCGAAATGTGTGGTTTATAATTTTTATAATTATAATTTTTAATGCCAATGCTTAATAAATTATTTTCATTAATATTTGAATAGTCATTAATATATTCTTCAATAATTACATTATTAGTAATAGTATTTCCCAATATATCAAATGAATCTGTTATAATATTTGAACTTAAACGTTTAATAATCATATTTCGCGGTGTTGAATTTGCGTTATTGTTAATAGAATAATTTGATGATTTAATAATAATATTATTAGAATCTATGATATTTGAAGAAATATTCAAATAAGCAGTATTTTTATCAAAAAGGTTATCAAATATAAAATTTGAAGTAATAATATTTAAATCGTTTTTATGAATAGAAAAAAATTTAGCATTATAGAATATGTTAGAATTATATTTCAAAATATTTTTAGTATATGTATTTAAATAATTATTAGAATTTTCAATTAATTTATTTTTAATATCAATTTTATTTTGATTAAAGTCTACATAAATATGTTCATAAATATTATTATTTTCATTAAATGGGTTGTCATCTGTTGAAAATGTTGTTATAATATAATTACTAATATTAAAATAATTACTATTATCAACTATTTGTAAATTTGAATAATTAATAATTACAACATTAGATGAAATATTTGCTGCTAAATTATATTTATTAGTATATGTATAATCAAAAAATATATTACTATTATCTATATTAAACTGTGCTTGATTATTGATTATTGATTGTTTTACAACAATATCATATGGTTTTATGTCATCATTACTGCTATAAAAAATATATTTTGGTATTAAATTAAAATCATTATTTCTTGTTAATGTAAAATCATCTATTACGCTATCGGAATTTAAATTTAAAGAGTTATTAAAATAATTTATGTTTAAATTACTAAAGAAATATTGATAATTAATATTGGAATGTACTGTTATATATGAAAAATTATTTGATATGACATTTAATGTTTTAAATATAAAATCATCTGTAATATCACTTGATATAATAGGGTAATCATTATCATCTAAAGGTGGTAATTGTGATATATTCTGTTTATATGAACTAGAGTATACTTTATTATTATTATTCCAATTAGAAGATATAGGGTCTATTGATACATCATCATAATTTATTTTTACTGTACTATTAAACATATACTCATAACTATATCTACTTTTAATTCCCATCGCAGCAGTGTCATAATCAGTATTTAGAACGAACGATTGAGTAGTATTTGATTTAAAATCTTCATTAAATCCATAACGCGCTCCCTTTCGTTTTTCAGCATTATATTTAAAAGCATCAATAGTAAAAACATCTGTTAATATTGGTTCATTTGGACCATTATTCGAAGAAGAAACACCTATAGTAAATTTATAATTATTTTGAAATTCGCCACCTGATATATTATGATAAACATTTGTACCCTCTGAATTTAATAAATTTATTGACGCGGGATATTGATTGTTTGTAATTTGCAATCCATATTTTTCATTTCCATCAATATGTAATAAAATATTAGAACTTTTATCAGTTCCAAGACCCAAATGTGCTACAGTACTATTAGCATCACCATTATCACTTACATTATTTGTAAATCGCAAAAAATTTTTATAAGCGTTATTATTATACACATTAAAATCAAGTGTTGTATTACTATTATTGCCAACTACACTAATTTGGACGGCATTTTTAATATTATTTATTTTCTCAAAACTATCGTCTAGAATTTGTAAATTGCTATTATAAATAGCAAGTTCTATCATAGAATAACATATATTAGATTTTGAATAAGTGATGAATTTTGTAACTGGGTTGACGTCATTCATATTTTTAATAATAACTGGTGTTTTAGCATTTTCCAAAGGATCTATTACAAGATTTTCTTTAGATCTTAATATATCAAAAGACATCTGAATTTTATCATCTGAATTATTGTATCCATCGCCAGAATCACCTGCGTTTGATATATAATTAATATATCTATCTACTCTCTGTAAATTTGATGATAATACTTTCATTGTAAAATTAAAATTACATCCTTCATTATCTAAAATATTTATATTACCATGAACATTTAAATCGCCATAAATTGTCATAGCAGAGTTGTCTTCATAAGACACTTTAGGATTATTAACATCAATATGATATTTACTTGTAGCAGTATCATAATAAAAAGACATACCGTACGATGTTGGTTCAATTGTTTTATTTGTGTATCCTATTTGTAAAGGTCCGACGCGCATAAAATCTCTCGCATCTAGATCATTATATTTATGATTTTTATAAATAAACCACTTATCTTTATTCCTATCTTGTTCTATACCTCTATCATATTCGCAAATATCAATTCCACTATAATCAGCATTATTTAAAAGACCTCCTCCTCTTAAACCCCTATAAATGCGTATTGTAGAATAATTATAATCATTAGTAAATAAGTTTCTTACTTGTAGAGGAGCGACATTTTGTTCTCCATTCCAACCGATAGATATTTTTTTATTAGTATAAAAACTATCTTCTGAACTCGCTTTTTGGAGAGTTTCTAATAATATATTATTTTGATAATATAAATCAGCGTTGATACCTTTTTTAACATTTAAACCTCTCATATCAGACGCATACGATAGTAGTTCATTATAGTTAATACAAAATTTATCTGTTGATGCATCATATAAATTGAAAAAATTTTTATCATTATTGTAAGCGAAGTTTTTTGTTCTTTTAAAACTATTATTTTGAGAAATATAATAATCGTTTGCTGCTACAATACCATTAACATCTAGTGAAAACATGTTATTGGGAGTTAATTTATTAATACCAACCTTTCCATCTAGAAGAGATAATGTAGGAGGCGTATTTTCTAAATTAGGAAGATATCTATTCGAAGTTAATATAGATATATCAGATGATGGATAAAAATATATATTATTTTTCTTTCCTGATACCTTATTTGTATTAAATATTAAACTGTTGTCATTATAATCAAGGCGCGATAATCTTCCTATGTTAGCGATATACTCCTTATTTTCCACTTTATTTTTCAAAAATATATCAAAATTATTACTTGTACTTCTATCATTTTTAATAATATTTAAGATACCGTCAAATCCGTCACTAGTTGTAAGACCCAATGCTAATTTATTTGGAAAATTAACATTACAATTGGCATCAAGAGACGCTATATTGCTACTAACATAAACAAATAAATAATTGCTTCCATCGACTACAGTATCATAGTTTCCTGTAAAAGTATCTTTTAAATTAAGAGGTGTTATGCGTTTATTATTAATAAATAAATCGTTTGTTATATTTAATTTATTTACATTAATATTTTCTACATTATCAAAATCAACATTATTATTAAAAGAGACTGTTCCATCAAACGTTGAATGATTTAAAACATTGATAAAGTTAGTTGTTAAATTGCTCTGTATTGTAGCATTATTATTAATAATTATATCTTTAGTACTTAATTCATTTACAACAGATAAATTATTATTAAATCTATACGAATGATCTGTAAAATCTCCACCATTTATTTGTGTAGCGTTAAGAACACAGACGCCTGATGAGCGAATATAAATATCGTCAAGATGTTTATATGTTTTTGTTATAAAATCGTATAATAATATATCATCGAATGTAGATAATCCCTTAACTTCTAATTTAGATTTAACATATAATTCGCTATTATTAGTAATATTATTTATAAAACTCTTTTTATTATAAATTTTGAGAGTTGTATAATTAGTTCCTATACCTACATTATTATTCTCATCAATAGTCATCGCGGGAATATTGTTAGTATTATATACCGGAAGTGCTTTAGTTCCATACGCCATATTAATATCTTCCGATGATCTACTTACGTGAAATTCTAGGGGAACACCTTTAGTTGTAGAAATAATCGCAGGAGATGTATTGCTTCCGCCAATTATGCCCATACACATTTTAGAAGGTTCTTCGCTATTATTTGTATCATTCCTTATGGCGATATGCATGCTACTAAATTTATTATTTGGAGTTGATACAATGTTAAGAGGGTGAGTATTTTTATAGGTATCGACATGACCTCCGAAGGTTACGTAGTTTGGAGTAAAAATATTTTTAACATCATAATTAATATCATATGAATTATTATAATTTGTTATATATCCTGTCTGAAATGGTTGAGATACTACGAGGTCATTTGTTTTAACAATAAACTCCTTTATTAAATTGCAAGTTATAGGGTTCGCGTCATCAATTCTAATATTACTTAATTCTAAACCGGCTGCTTTAATAATACCTGAACAATAAATGTTTTTATCAACATATAAAGAAGTATCGTGAGTCAAATTATTGCGCGCTAAATTTCTTGACGCATTAACCGAAGTACCTTGACTATTAACAATAAGAGACCATTTGGTATTCGAAGTATCAGTATAATACGTTTTCTCTCCTACAACTAAATATTCTTCGCTGGTTAAATCTAATTTATTGATATTACTCGCTTCACCATCGTTATTTAATTGAAACCCAATAGCAACCGAATCTAGTTGTATAAGAGGGGCTGTTATATCATTAATTGGATAACTCATTTATTATCTTATTCTATTTAAAAGAAAAATACATTTAATATTTATATATATAAAAAATGATTATAAGATTTAAGTAATCATTAATATTTAAGATGAAAAGAATTGATAATATCCACAATAAAACTATGGAGATTGATATAGATAATCAACCATATAACTCTAAAAATATCTTGTTAAATGAGGAGGATTTATATAGTCTATTAAAAAATAATGGGTTATCAAATTTAAAAATTAAAAATATTAATTTATATCGTGTTGCGTTCGTTCATAAATCGTATTGTACTATGAAAAATATAGACTTTAATAAAAGTAATGCGAATTGCCCCAGCGATTGTCTGCCTTTACAAGATATGTCTTATGAAAGATTGGAGTTTTTAGGAGATTCGCTATTGGGTATGATTGTCGCCAATTATTTATATAACAGGTTCCCGGATCAAAACGAAGGGTTCTTATCAAAAATTAGGACAAAGATTGTAAATGGAAAAATGCTAGGTTATTTATCTGATAAAATTGGATTACCGAAATTCGCTATAATTTCAAAACAGGTCGAAGAATCGGGGGGTAGAAATAACTATAAAATAATGGAAGATATTTTTGAAGCATTTTTGGGAGCATTATATCTAGATTTTCAGACAGATAATGATAATGTTATTATTCCTAATATCAATATTAATCCAAGTTCAGGCGCAGGATATTTTGTAGTCGAATCATGGCTCATATATATTATAGAGAATTATATAGATTTTTGCGAACTTATTAGAATTAAAAATAATTACAAGGATATGTTGGTATCTCATATGTTACATTCTTTACAAGACGCGCCGCAATTCAAGGAATTAAACGTAGTTGTTAAAGATAATGTTAGGATATTTACATATTGTATTAAAGATAAGAACGGAAGTATTATATCTACTGCCACAGGAAATACAAAAAAAGAAGCGGAAAACAATGCGTCAAAAGAGGCACTCGTATATTACAAAGTAAATATTCAAGAATATAATTCGCATATATAAGAAAATATATATATTTCCATATATCATATCTTTAATATTAGAATATGAATATTACGCATTTAGTTTTATCGGGAGGAGGTATGAGAGGCGTAATATTCGTCGGAGCATTAAGATACATATATATAAATAATATAAATAAAAATATAAGGCATATCGCGGGATGTTCTATAGGCGCGCTGGTAGGTTTAATGATTGCTTTTAGACTGACAATCGAGGAGATGGAAGAAATATTATATAACTGTAAGGACGATAACGAATTATGTTATTTATCGATTAAAAAATATATCAGATTAATAACAGAATATGGTTTATTTAATACTGAATTATTGATTCAACATTTAAAAAATGTAGTAAGAAGAAAATACCCGGATATGTGTATAATAAACGAATATAATACATTTGATATTTCGGAAACTATTACATTTATGCAATTATCAAAAAGTTTTGGGATTAATATGTATATGTCATGTACTAATATAAATACATGCGATAACGAAATTTTTTCTATTGAAAATACGCCGGATATTTGCGTATATAAGGCGTGTTGTGCTTCTATGGCGATTCCTCTATTATTTAAACCTATAAATATAGGCGAATATTACTATTATGATGGCGCCCTGACTAATAATTTTCCAATAAAAATATTTATCAATGTTCCGAGAGAGAATATAATGGGAATGATTTTATATAATGAAAAAAAGATTGTGGAGCCAGTTAAAAAAATCAATTTAATATATATAATCAAGCAATTGATGACAATATTAAATACTTTGAGGGTAAAACAGGTATTATTAAAAGAACTCCAAGATAATAAATTTACAGATTATTATAATCCGAATAATCTAATTTTACAAAGCGCTATGAATATTACATTAAATAGGAAAGGTATGAGATTACATATTACAAAAACGGAAATGGATGATATGATATATGCCGGTTTTGAAACGATGACGAAATACATAGACGACAGACGGAAAAAATATATTGATGATAATGAGGTGCGTACTAAAGATATTTTATAGTATTAATCTTTAATAAATATTTTTTTATTGATATAGTAGGGTTTTTTATTAATTATTTTAGCGCCGACAGGTAATTTATTAACGAAAATGTTGTTAGGTGCTTTTAATAAAAACGGTATAATTATATTAGTTAAATTTTCTAAAAACAGCATATTATTCTTTGTATTTATGCCATTTTCATATACTAATTTTTTAAATGATTTCGCAAAAATCCCTACATTGTCCGAAGGCAAATTGTAATCTACTGAAATCCATGATTTAGGTTCTATTTTCTTATTTCTAAATGCGTTAATAATTCTAACGTAATCCGCTTCTATGGCCGAGATATCTCCGGATTTAATTTTTTTAGCGAAACCGAAATCATAAATATACATAGTATATTCGCATGATTTTAAATAATAATTTACACCATATATGTTATAATGATGATAACTTTTGTTATCAACATCGTGGTTAATATGATATAAAAAATTACCCCAATGACAATCGCCGTGAATAAATCCTAAATGATGGAATGTAGATATTGACAAAATGATTTGCGCGAACACATTATATAATATATTATCATTTTTAAGAAATGTTTTATTATTACACAATTGTTTCAGGTCTCCGCGCGCAAGTTCATTTAATAAAACATAATATTTTTTGCTTATTATAATATCAGGTAGATTTTTGCTAGAAACTTTGTCACATAAAATGACTTTATAAGTTAAAATAAAGTGCCTTGATATCATATTTTTAATAATTTGGTCGGTAATTTTTAAATTAGTATTTGCTTCAAACATATTGACGCTATTATTAATCATAATTTTAGACGCGATAGGATATCTGCCTATTTCATTTTTAATAGATGCTATATAAATATAACCATATTTGCTTATAGAACCGAATTTTTTAGTAAGGAATACTATGTCGCTGATACTATATCCTTTAACATCGTCCTTTTTACTAGAATTAATTGAATATTCTTTTAGACATTGCTTCGCGTTAATATTTTTCAATCTATTTACTATATGATTGTAGTAAAAAATTCTTTTATCCAAGTTATATTTTAATGTTTTGTTTTTAAAATATTTAATCAGTGTTTCGGGTAATTTTTTAAATTTTTCATTATTCTTGATTAATGTATCATTAATAGTATTTGAAAAATTATTTTTCGCCGATATATTCTGCGTATTATACATATACGACTGCGACATTATATATCCTTCTACTTATAATACAATATTCTAATATAATATTATAATAGATTTAATGAATAATAGGGAAGAAAAAGGGTCTAAAATAGAACCTTACATATTTATAATAGATTTAGATGGTACCATTATAGGCGATTGTAATTATCAATGCGATTTATATAATATTATCGAATTAATTAAAAAAAATAATATAAAGGATTTAAATAAGTATAAAACGCTGTGTAATAATTATTTAAAAGATAGTTATTCTAATAAATCTCTTCTAATAAGACCGCATTTTTTTACATTTATTAACGCGATGAAAAAACTGTATCCTTCCTGCTATTTTTATATTTATACAGCATCGGAGAAGAAATGGGCGAATAAAGAAATCGCTATAATAGAAAATAATAATAATTTTAAATTCGATAGACCTTTATTTACGCGCGACAATTGTATTATAGATAATCATGGTAATATTAAGAAATCTGTTGCTAAAATATTACCATTAATAAGTAAAAGTATAAAAATACCTAATAATTATGATATTAGCAAGAGATTATTGATAATAGATAATAATCCGACATTTGTAGATTATACGGGTAATTTAATAATATGCCCGTCTTATAATTATACGAAATTTTATGATTTGCGCGAATCTTTACCGAATTATAATCATAAATGCGAAGATTTGAAAAGATATATGGATAGATTAATAAAAGAACAGAAAATAAGTAAGATATCTAATAAGACTACAGAAGGTTTAGAGAAATTATATAAATGGTTATATAAAAAATGTAAGAGGATAAATAAATATAATTCTAAATATAATAATGATACGTTCTGGAAGGATTTAATAGCACTTATAAAACATTACAATATTACTTCATATACCCCAAAAATTGTAGCGGAACTCCAAAAAAGCATTACGCGACATTCTTAATGATATATTTTGATATAAAATTATAATAATATATATAATAATGATATGATATATATAAGTTTTGATATTGGTGTTAAGAATTTAGCGGTATGTATAATAAGAAAAACTGAAATATTAGAAATACTAGATTGGCGTATAATTGAGTTGGCATCATCGAAAAAAGAGATTAAGGGGATTGAGGATATATCTGAAAGAATATATATTGAGATGGATAATATAATAGGCGGGCTTAAGAATATGAATATAAATATGATAGAATATGTTTTAATAGAGAATCAGCCTTCAAATTTAAATGGGATAATGAAGACGATTCAGCATATAATATATGGTTATTTTAGTTTAATTAAATATTGGGACAAAGAGGTGGGAAGAGTAGTTCTCGTAAACGCATCATTAAAAACGAAAAATCACAAATATATAATAAATATTGAACCCAAAGATAAACCGGACGCCAAGAACAAAAAAGGGTTTAGGCGTGATAAATATAAGAATAACAAGATGTTAAGTATAGAATTGTGTCGCGAATATATCAGCGATAACGAGCAATTAAAGAAGAGATTTAATGAAAACAAGAAGAAGGATGATTTAAGCGACGCATGTTTACAGGCGATATCATATATTAGAAGTAATACTAAAGATGATATGTTAGATAAATATAATAAAATATATATTAGTGATATCTGGAGTAATGAAGATAATAAGGGGGCGAATTGATATATTTGATTATAAAAACACAGGCAGATTATTTTATGACGCGCGGTTATCCTGGTTAATGCTAAAAAACAAGGTATAGTTTATTTTTATATGATGCGTATTAATAAACATTAAAATATTATAATAGATATATAAACATTTGATACCCAAATAAATATATAATATGACATTACTATCAAATTTTAATAATAGAAATGATGATTTAATAGAGTTGAATAAGGATAGTTTCAATACACAATCCTTTAATTTTAATATACCTTCCAATAAGCAATCTAATATTGCTATAAATAACGAATTATTTAATAGAAAGAAAATTAGCGATGATGTTATATCTATATCGTCAGGAGGTTCTTCAAATGGAAGTTCGTCGGGCGGTAAAAAGAACTATATGAAAAATATAGGAAACATATATCGCAATAAAGATAAGGTAGGGAGAAGTTCGCGAGTAGAAAGAGAAACTGATAGTGAAAGTGATGGTGGTAAAAGTCTATATAGTTCAAAAAGTTCTCATAGCGGTAAAAATAAGAAAAAAAATAGATATGATGATGATGTAAGTGAAGCGAGTGGAACCAGCGAGGATACGCATGATAGTGATGGGAGTGATGGAAGCGATGGGAGTGATGGGAGTGATAGAAGCGATGGAAGCGACGGGAGTGATGGAAGCGGTAGTGGTAGCGGAGATAATCGAAATAATAATGATTATAGAAAAAATAAATTCTTAAGTCCTAAAGAAATAGTTAAAAATGAGATAAATGAGAAGAGGGAGATAATTTATCAGTTAGACAGACTAGAGTCGAAGGGATTCAAGATACCTTTTAAATTCAATATGAATTCTGATATTGAAGAGATGAGGACTGAATATAATAGAATTATAAGAGAAAAGGAACTTGACGGAAGTATTAGATTTCAGCAAAAAATGTTAATGGCATTTATTTCGGGAACTGAATATATAAATGGAAGATATGATCCGCTGTCTATTAAATTAGATGGGTGGTCAGAACAGGTAAATGAAAATATTAATGATTATGATGATATATTCGAAGAATTACATTATAAATATAAGGCGACTGGTAAAAAAATGGCACCAGAATTGCGTCTTTTTATATCATTGTCAGGTAGCGCATTTATGTTTCATTTAACTAGCAGAATGTTTAAGGAGCAACCGCTACCGGATGTTGAAAATGTATTACGTTCCAATCCCGAGTTAATGAAACAGTTTCAGAACGCTGCAGCAAAACAATATGTGATGGGCAATCCAGGGCAACAACAGATACCGCAAATGTCTCAAAATCGCGGAACAAGTAATGATAATATGGGGTTATTTAATATGGTTAGCAATTTATTCGGATCTTTGAACAGCGACCCTGTACCTTCAAATGTACCACAATATGCTCAAAATATGCAAAATAGAACAATGCCAATCCAACAAAATGATAAGAAACAGTACGAGGATATTGATAATATAATTAAAAATGTTCATAGCAAGATATCAATAGATGACACGGATAATAATATAGAGACATTGTCTGTTAGCGACGAAGAAATAACATCTATTATAGAAGATACTGCGGATATTCAAATATTAAAAGGGGGGCGCGGAAGACCTAAAAAGGGAACGCGAACTCTGAATATATAATCGCGAGGGCTATACGAGGGCTATATATGGTTTAATATACATGGGAAAAATTATAAATGAATTATGTAATTAAGAATTTATCTATTTTTTCTTAAATTAGTTATTTTTTTAGCGGATTTATTAACAAAACTGCCTACTTCTTTGACGGATTTAACTATTCTGTCAGGGGTACTGCGGAGAGATTTCATGGGGTTGCGAATAGTCGCTTCGACTTCTTCTTCGAATACTTCAATTTTAGATAATAGGTCGCTTAAGGTGCTTAATAGTATGGGGACTATTATAATAGTAAATAACAGGGTTAAGAAGAGGAATAGAGATATCATGGTTCCTATTGAAATAATATCACGGCTCAAATCTTCCGAACATTTGCATTTTTCGTTAGTTAAATATCTTACATAGTCGAAGGCGTAATATATATATACGACAAACATTAAGAAGAATACGAATGTCGCGATAGATAGTAATTGGACTACGACATATCCCATACTTTTAGCGACGGTCTTGAGGGATATTATGGAAGTTATTATGAAATAACCTAGCGCTATTACGGTGAAATTCTTGATAAAATCTTTGTTGGGATGTTCGGAACATTCGCAACCCATATTCTCGAGTTTATAAATATAACTGAGAATGATTAACAATAATATGGCGAAAATCGCCTGAATTATGGCACTACTATAAAAAGATAAGTTATTTTCACTTTCTTTCATTGTACTATTTCTTACTCTATACTATTATATAGAAATAATTTTTTTATAATTCAATAATATTATAAATAAAAAATTTCGTAGAATTATCTAAGTTTTTAATATTAATCGTTTTAATTTTATCAATTATAGAATTGTATTTTACGAAAGATAATATTTTATATAATTGTTCCAATAAAATATCGGATATATATTTATATATATTATCGTTATTTATAATGTTAATAACATAATCCGCGATATTATCCAATAATATAATCAATTCCTTGGTTTTATATTTAATCCATATCTTGTTAATATTATTTATCCCGCGTTTCCATTTTGTATATTCGCAATATAAATCATATTCGTCGTTTAATATTAAAAGATTATTGTCATATATATATTTAGG